TTTATTTAATTCTTCTTGGATAGTAGTAAGTTTGATATGTTCATCGTTGATATATAAATCATAAAACCTATTATCTACTACGCCATCTATTGAAAATGAATAGTAGTCTTTTGTTTCATAGATTGTTCTTTCAACTTTTACCCAATCACCAACAACTAACTCTAATGTATTATCGCCATATTTTATGATAGTATCTTCAGTTAAGCAAACATTCCTACCTTTAATATTGCCAATTGGTGTGAATCTATCCCAAGCTACATTTCTTGCACTATTAAATTTAACTTTTATTCTTGGTGCAGCTTTCCTATTATATACATAACCTAATGTACTTGCAATAGTCATCACTGTACTTGGTAATGCTGAATAATCTAGCATACTATCTTTCCTAGCCATATAGCTGTTAAAGCCAAGAAATGCGGTAGTAGCTGCTGCTATATCAATTAAGTTAGTACCTGCACCACTTTCAAAAAAGTCTTTCCATTTTGATTCATATTCAGGCTTAGATTCTACATAATTCTTCAAAAACTTTTTGACTTCAGGAAAGTTTATTGATTTTAATTCTTTTAAATTCATCGTGTAATACCTATTTCAAAATTATGTAATTCTGCTGGATTAGTTTTAATTCTAAATGCTATATTTACCCAATAAACACCATTTTGATAATCAGCCACAATATTAGATAAACCAGGCTCTACTGTTACCCTAGGTTCCCAGCGAGCTAGTGCTATAATTATTTCATTCATTAAAGCAAAACTAGTGTGATCGTCCATAATTTCAAATAAATATTTATGTATATCAGATCCGAATTCAGCATTAAAAATCCTAGTACCTTTCCTAGTAGATAATATATTTTTAATGGATTGCTTGATTGCACCTACATTATATAAATACTCACTATCAAGCGTTTGATCCAAATCTGAATATATCTGTACTCCATTATCCATATATTAAACCTCTTATTATTTTTGTTCATTTGGAATTGCTGTCGGGCCATGATGACCTTCATGCGTATGTGAATTATAAATATCACGATCCCCTTGCATTGTTCTAACTTTATCTTTTACTTCACCTGTTGATTCTAATTGTTTAGTTTCAAATTTGGCTAAACTTGGAACATTAAATATCCAAGTTGAATTTACCTTGCTTTTACCATTTCCTGGGGTAGTAAGAGAAAAATTACCTTTTTCATCTATAATAAATTCAAAGCCTGAACAGTGATGAAACTTGAATTCTTTTGTTTTTCTGTCGTTATAATAATACGTTCCATTACTGTCTAAATAACCATATCTATCAGGGTAGTTCTCTTTAAAAATATCAGGAACTTCATTAATATGCCATCTACTAGAATAGTGTGGCATTTGTGAATCACCTGTTGGAAAATCAATAACTAATTCTGTACCAATTTCAGGAATAATTACTTGACTAAATTTATCGCTTTCTCCAAAACCACTAGGAAAAACAGGTAAACACCAAGGTAAATCTTCAGTAGCCCCCTCTAAAACACCTGGGACTACTACTTTTAATCTACATTTCTTTTCAGGGTCATTGTTATCTACAACTTTTCCTTTTTGTGGCTTTTTTAAAGGGTCATCAAACTGATCACCCCTTATAACGCTTGACATATTAATCATTCTTATTTGACCTCATTAGGGTTATCCCTACATAACGTAACTAAGCCTACATATCTATTATTGTAGATCCTATGGCAAACCCTTTTAATTAAGTATTTACCTTGCGTATCTTCAGCTTTATGTTTATCATACAGAAAAGCAATATCAGTTACATCACAAGGTATAAATTGTTCAGTAGCTATTTTTACAGTATGTGAATTGAACTTAGTTAAGCAACGCATTGTATATTCTTTTCTTGCATAATAACTATCGTGCATATTATCTTTGGATTGATAAGATACAGTAGCAAATCTTCTACTTGGATTAGTAGATTCATCTTTGCTAGTTTGTGCCAATGTAGGAGCTTTCCTTGCTGTTACATAGTCTGATTCCTTCTTATCAGCATTATGTACAATTCTTGATTGGCTATATCCACTAAGATAATCAATAGTACCTGTATTTGATCTATATTCAGGATTTTGAGTATATACAATAGGCGAAAAACCATTAGTAGGGCTTTTTAAATCAGAAACGAACGCCCATTTACCAACACCACTACCAGCTTTTGTTTTTTCAAAAGACCTACATAAAAATTTGCTATCAGGTGTAATGCCTATCAACATCAAATCATCTTGGCTAGGTAAAACAGAATGAAACCATAATTTATCTACCATAGCACGATCAGAGATATTTGATTGTACCCATTTCATTTTATCAACTGTATCATCAATATTGGTATTAAACGCAAAACCATTTCTACCAGCTATCATTGATAATAAAGCAAGTGATTTTTCATTAGTTGTACTGATTTTAGTATCTACTGAATAATTAATTGCTTGGTGTGTTAGTAGCAATTTGACATTAACATTGTTATCTTCTTCTTTTAGTTTCTTTCTACTAAAAATAGTAAAGTTAACAATAGCTAAGTTATTTTCATCATTACCAACGCCAATTGTGATTACTTTTCCTTGGTTAAGCTCATGAAATTTTTCTTTCTGTCTTAAAGTAAAAACAATTTCACAACTTGGCATTATATTACCAGCTTCTGAAACCATTTTGAATGAATTAATATCGTAATATGCCAAAGTATCTAAAGGTGCTGATAAACTTAAAACCCACTGTCCTTTTACGCCTATTGTTTTCATATTATAACCTTTCTATATCTACTACTGTGCTTATATCATTCAATTTAGGTCTATTGTGATTATTATCATTATTATTCAAACCTAAATATAAACCATCTAAATCTTCCCTTGTCGGATAGCGTAACACTAATCCACGTTTTAAGTCTTTAGGTAGTCTTAATTCATTAAGCACCATTAAAATCCACCAAAACTGAGTTTGACCTAATCCATAGATCCTTTCTGATATAAGTTCAGGTCGCCCTTCTTCAACTGTAACCGTATAAGTCTTATATTTCTTAAGGTTTTTCAGCTTTCTTAAAAATTCACTATCAATAATATCAAAGTAAGCGTATTTTGAATTTACAGGTGCATTGAACTTCATTATATCAAATTTATCAATATAAGACTGATTTAAATTTAGTTTAAACGTTGCCATTGCTACCTCTTGTAAATGTTTTAGCTATTTCAGTAGCTACGTTTTTAGTTGTATCTACTACACCACTAACAGCATTCTTAGCTGTATCTACTGTGCTATCTACTACTGAACCGATCCAACTTTTACCTTTGCCATTATTATTAAAGATACCTGCTATTGATTTAGTTGCTTGGTCAGGATTTCCTACCACACTTAATCCAGCTTGTCTTTGTGTAATATAGGTAGGTGTTTCATCACTATATCTTAACCTATCTGTAATGAATGAAAAATTTAACTGAACATATAAAGGAGCTGTTGGTTGATCTAGATTATTATAATTTCTTGGATCACCTAACCTTACTGTCTCTTTACTTACTGTAATTCTAACACCTGTACAAGCTAAATGTGTAGCGGTAAAGTGATTACCCATTCTGATAGCCCAAGTATTCTGTGCATGACCTCTATCAAAAGTTTCAGTAAAGCCATATAAGTAACCGCCTGGTGCTTCTAAAATATTACCATTAAAAATTGGACTAGTTAATGCTAAAGCTGTTTGTGCCTTTTGTAGAACATCTGTATCTTCGTTTAAAGTGTACATTGTAACAGTAACATCAAAACTATTAAACTCGTTTCCTTGCCATAAGTTACGTGTTTGCAAAGGGTTTACAACTTGACCACCACCATCACTATTTGTAAGTACACTAGATGCCATGTTAGCACCTTTAGTAACTAAATCCATACCTTTTCCTAGCATACCACCAAAACCAGGCATACTGTTATTATATGTGGATTGGTTAGCTATTTTAGGGTCTTCTTGCAAAAACCCTGTAAAGATATGCGTTCCTTTAATACCACTATAAATAACTGTGCAAGATAAAGGGGAACCAGCATCCCCTTGTATCATATTATAAAATTGATTTACTTTTGACATACTTTATTATCCTAATTGCATACGATTAAACATAGACAATCCTACATCGTGGATAATATCATCAAAATACTCCTCACGATCAACTGATTGACCTTGACCTACTGTAGATCCGTTTGAAACATTATTTTGTACATAGTTTGGAGCTTGTTGTAATGCTCTCTGTTGTGCTACTTGGATCTTAGTTTGTTCTTTTGCGGTAGGTGTTTGTGTAATAAGTTGTGGAATATTTGATACAACACTATTAATAGGATTAGTAACAATATCAGATATGCCATTTATAGCCCCTGAAACGCCCATAGACAAACTTTCTAGGTTAGGTGTAGGATTACTAGGGGTAACCTCAGAAAGACCTGCCATGCTTGAATTAAGGCTATTCTCAACGTTATTAATTGGTGGAGGTGTAGGGTTACTACTAGAATCATTGTTCATCTGGTCAGGAACTTGTGTATCCCCAGCACCAGCTAAACTTGATTTAGCAATAGATAAAGGTTGAATATGTTGTCTTTCCATAGGGTCATTTGGCAATGGTCTATAGAATCCATATTTTTTCAATAACCCCATTCTTTCAAGTTCTTGAGCTTGATTAGGTTGAATATCTACCGCTAATCCGTATTCATGTAAAGAATATCCTGGTTTATTAGCTTTATAACCAGCTGCTTTTAATTTAGCTTGTTCTTCTTTAGTTCTGAATGAATTAGTTACTACAAATCTATTACCTGTTGTGGCTTGATATTCATGTGCCATCATATTCAAGTTTTGATAAAGCTGAGGGTCAAGTTTAGTGACATCGTTTTTACTAATTTGACCTGTTGGAGCTTGGAAATAACGTTGATTAGGGTCATATCCTGTCATTCCTTCAGCTTTAAATCCTGTTTGTAATTTTAACCTACCACTTTCAATGGCTTGTTTTTGACTATCACTAACCTTAGTACCTTTTATGTTATCTAAAACACCTTGCATTTGACCTTGTGGGGTTGCTGAAAATGCTTGGTTAGAATTAGACTGTGGAGCAATTGGACTAGCAACACCATCAATTAAATCATTTGCTGCGTTTAAGTAAGATCTACCTTGTTCTAAAGCTTGAATACCATGTGTATTAGTTGTTACATTGCCTAAAATACCAGCACTAAATGAATTGAAGTCTTTACCGTAAGATCTTTCTTGCAAATAAGCATCAGCAACTTGTGCTGCTATATTAGGGTCACTAGCTAAATCAGGGTTACTTTCTAAATCAACACCAATCATCTTACCGTATTTACGATAATTAGATCTTCCTGTTAATTGAACTAATCCCCTACCACGATAACGCCAACCATCACCTTGTTCAGTATTACCTAATTTAGAACCGTTGTGATCAGAATAAACAACATTAGCTAAAGCTTCAGGATTATTTACTAAAGAATTAACATCACCGCCCCATCTACGAATTTTAGCACCGTGTACTTCCATAATTCGTTCAGCGGATCTGTAGTTCATATTCTCACCAGCTGACTTAGTAAAGCCACCTGTTTCCCTTGCCATATTAGCTAAGGCAAATTGAATATCTTGTCTAGACCTACCGTTTTTCTTAGCAAGTTCAATATAAGCATCTTTAGCTTGTTTTGCTGCCCCTGTTCCTTCAATAGATTTAGTTACTTGTGGCATAGGTAAATTGCCATAATTACCACCACTGTAACTACTACTACTTGGCTTACTGCCACCTGTAAAGATACCTGAAATAGCACTTGTAATGCCACTAAACATTCCACCCATTAAACTAAAAGAATTCATTGGGTTGAACATATTCATTACTTTATCAGCGGTAGATTTATCTATATTTCCACTAGTTTTATCTTTAAAGAATTCACCAATTCCTGGGATCTGTGCCATATAGTCAAACATATTTTGGAATCCGTTTGCTAATGGATCTAATTGATCTTCAGGTGTAAGTGAATTATAGGCTGAATCTAGATTATTTACTTTTTGTGTGGTTGAAGTTGGTAAAGCATCAGCTGACTTACTATCTTTAACAGCTTTCTGTGCATCTGTTAATTTTTCATCTTCCTTCTTCTTGTCATTAAACCAATTTCCAATACTATCAAAAGTGTTCATTACATTGTCAAAAGGATTAACAACAGCATCAGCTACTTTACCTAAAATGCTATCTTTACCACCAACAGCCTCAATAATAGCATCATCTAATTTATCTTTAAACTTAATACCACTTGCAACAGTATCTTCGCCAACTAATCCAAAACTAGCACCACTTAATGCACTAGCAATAGAACTGTCAGCTTTTCCCTTTACTGTGTTACCATCAAAACCTAAAGAATCAGCTTTATCTTTATCATAACCATCATAAGCATCAGATAATGCCATACCAGCACTTATAGCTAAACCTACAGGGCCAGCTACTTTTGCTACGCTACCTAATCCTTTTAAGCCTGATTTTGCTATTCCACCTAATTTACCTAACTTAGCCACTTTAGGTGATTTAGCTTTTACTTTCCCTTTCTTTCCTCTACGTTTTCCTTTCTTACCTTTACCACCATCGAACATATCAGTAAGATCTTCTAATAGTGAAGTATCTTCTTCGTCACTTTTACCTTTCTTATTGTTCAGATTTTTCAAGTCCTCAGCTAAGAATTTAAACTGATTTCCAAGCTTTCTGATTTCTTGGGTAGAGTCTTCTATTTTGTCA